TGAACACGTCGTTCCGATCGTCACGATCGACGTCTACGGACTCGACCCCGAGAACCCGAAGAAGGCATCGACAGTCGAAGGAACGATCCGGGAGATCCGTGTCGAGGACCGTGAGCACGTCGGAGACGGCAAGGAAGACCCGGAACGCCAGACGATCCCGACGATCGTTCTCGAGGCGTACCAGGAGAGGACCTATCCGAAGGAGGACGAGGCATGAAGGAGGAAAAGGTCGCCGGCATGAAGGACGCTGGCGCTGAGAAGGAGACCGCTCGCGGCTACGTCGCGAAGTTCGGACAGACGCTCGTCGAAGCTCCGAAGGAGGAGGGGGGCGATCCGGTCATCCTTCAAAAGGGAGATCGCGTCCGCGTCCCCGCATGGCTGAAGGAGGCGGTCGCGTGGGAAGAAGACGAGACCGGAATTCTCATCCGAATCCCCGAAGTTACCGAGCGAACGACGCCCACTCGGACGATCGAGAAACGAGTTGACGTCGACCTCGGGCTCACCTCGGGGGACGTAGAGTACCTCCGTGCTCTCGTCAAGAAGCAGAAGTTCGGCATCGAAGAGCCGTTCTCGTTCAAGAAGGCTCGGGACATCGACTCAAAGCTCGCGGGATTCGAGAACCTTCCCCTCATCCCTCCCGATGAGCCCGACGAAGACGAAGATGAGGAGGACGACACGTAGCACTTCCCCCCGGTCTCCGTGTAGGGTCTTCTCGCGGAACCGGGGAACACCCGACCAATCACGACCGGACGGGAGGGGGAAACCCCTTCCGTCTAGTCTTTTCTACCCGATTGCGATAGCGTCCGGGTATGAGGCTTCGAGAGTTGGTCGGTGTCGCGATCTCCGAGGGTTGGGGGACAGCCCTCGTCCGTGCAATCGGTAATCCCGTTCCCGAGGCGCTTTCCTTCCCTGAGTGGATGAAGGCGCTCGTCCATTGGCGCGACTGGAACGTTAACACCGCGATCAAGGAAGGGCTCAAGGCAAACTGGGTCGTCTACCGATGTGTCGTTCTCAAGGCCCGGATGTACGCCTCCCTCCCGTGGGTCGTCAAGCGGTACCGACAGGACGGGACGATCGAAACGGTCACCGACACGAATCATCCTCTCGTATGGCTTCTCCGCTCCCCGAATCCCTACCAGACCTGGACACGACTTCTCTACCTCGACTCGATGTATGCCGATCTCGCCGGGGACTTCGTTCTCTACGCAACAGACGAGAACAGGGATACCGGCGTTGAGATCCCGTGGACGGTCTACCCGCTCCAGACGCAGCGAGTAGAGATCAAAGCACTCTCTCCCTTCACAAGCGAGTACACGTATCGCGTCGGGGAGAAGAAGGAGACCTTTGCGCAAGAGGAGGTCGTACACATCCAGCAACCGGATCCGGGGTCCGATGCGTACGGTCTCGCGACGCTTCGAGCGGCAGGTCGATCGGTTGACACCGGGAACTCGATTCACGACGCACAGAAGTCCTCGATGGATCAGGTCGTTAAGCCGTCCGGGATCATCTCCGGTGAGTTCGGAAAGGAAGTCTACGAACGACTGAAGAAGGACATCGCGGAGAACAAGGCAGGAGCGAAGAACGTCGGGAAGGTCCTCATCGCACGAGCCGCGCTGACCTTCAAGCCGTTTATGCTCACACCTGCCGAGGTTGACTACATCAACTCGATCGGAGCATCAAACGACGAGATCGCGGCCGCCCTCGAAGTCGACCCGTCGCTCCTCGGAATCCGTGACACGAAGTACGAGAACAAGCGAGAGGCTCGGAAGTTCCTGGAGCAGACTTGCATCTTCCCGCGAGCGGTCGACGCTCGTGACGCCTGGAACCTCCAACTCATCCCGAGGATGGGACTCACCGATGGGAGCTTTCTCGACTTCGACATCTCGCAGACAGCAACGGCGATCGACCTTCGACGTGCGAACGCGGAGGAAGCGAAGCTCTACGCGGAGTCGCTACACGCTGCACCGCGAGCGATTAACCAACGCCTCGACCTCGGCTTCGACGACGATGATCTTCCAGAGGAGGCGCTAGTCCCGATGACACTCGTCCCGATCTCTCAGGTCGGGGACCTAGGAGGAACTCCTTCCGACGACGATCTTGAGGACGATGAGCGGAGCCTCTCAGCCAACGCACGGCTTGCTCGGTACTGGCGCGTCCGTGACGTACAGAAGATCCGCTTCGAGAAGGCGATTGCAGGTCGAGTCCGGGACGTCTTCATCGAGGAAGGAAAGCGGGTCCTCGCAGCCTGGAACGAGGGAGAGCGGGATCTCGACGGAGTCATTGACTCGATGGCCGGCGCGTACCGGGACGTCTTCCGGGCAGCGTACGCCGGGACGATCGAGTTCTTCGGGAATCAGACGTCGGAGGATCTCTCCGAGCGGGTTCGAGTAGCGACCCCGGGAGGTGTCCGTTTCGAGTTCGAGCTTGGAGATCCCGCTGTCCAGGAGTTCATCAACCGCGAGACGATCGAGACGGTAACGAACGTCACGACCTCGACGAAGAAGTCGATCCGGAAACTCGTCTCAGTTGCGACGTCGGGAGGAGAGACACAAACGATAGACGACATCGCACTCGCCCTACAGGGCAAGTACCGGAGATGGTACGGCGTCGATCCGGAGCTTGCGTTCGAGCGGTCTCGGGCATTTCGAATTGCGAGGACGACTGTTCATACAGCATCCGGATTCGGGCAGCACGAAGCGGCAGCGCAGTCGAGAGTCGTTGTCTCGCACCAGTGGATCACATCGCGAGACGGCCGCGTCCGAGACATCCACGGACCTCTCGAAGGTCAGAAGGTCCCTCTTGGAGAACGCTACTCGAACGGGCTTCTCTACCCGGGGGATCCTGCGGAAGGCCCCGGAGAGATTGTCAACTGCCGCTGCAACGAGATCTATCTCACGAAGGGGGAGGAATGAAGGTCCGAGTTGTTCCGTTCCAGACGAGAGCGGTGAAAGAGGACGGAGAGTTCAGCGGACACGCCTCTGTTTTCGGAGTGAAGGATTCCTACGACACGATCTTCGAGAAGGGTTGCTTCGCAAGGACACTCGCGCATCACAAGAACGAGGTCCCGATCACGAAGCATCACGACGCGAGGGTCGGGGTGGGGATGGCGCACGTCGTCGAAGACGCTCGCGGTCTCCTCGTCGATCCGGGTCGTCTGAACATCGCCCGATCCGAGCTTGCTGCGGAGGTCTACGCGGGTCTTCCGCATCCGGACGATCCGTCGACCGGCTATTACTCGCAGATGTCGCACGGGTTCGATCCGATCGACTGGGAACGAGAGCCGGACGGACTCATCCACTTCCGCGAGGTCAAGCTGTACGAGATCGCCATCGTAATGCGGAACTTCGCGTCGAATCCGAAAGCGAACATCAAGAAGGTCCGGGAGCGTCTCGAGGCTTGCTCCCGTGCGCTCGTCGAAGATCGAGTCGACGAACTCGGAGTTCTCTTCTCCCGGTTCGCGGACTCGCTCGACGAGTTTATCGTCGGCGCGAACCCGAAGGACGAACGAAACGACGAGCCGGAAGACGGTCGCACGATCGTCGTTCCGGACGAACAGAAGATCCTCTCGACCATCCGAGAGACCGAGGCACTCTTCCTCGACCTCGTCGGCTCGCCTATGAGCACCCGACGAGCGGAAGACTCGCCCATTGCGCTCGACACGCTAGAGCACTCGGCCGCAGTCTCACTCCGAAAGGAGCTCAACGCGATTGCGGAGGATCTCGACAGATCCAAGGAGAAAGGACACAACGATGCTGATTCGGAATAGCATCTGGCGAGACGAGGAGTCTCCGGGCGGCGGAGGTGCTCCCGTCTCGATCGCAACGCTTCAGACGGAGATCCGCCAAGTCGGACAGACGGTCGGGACGCACGTCAAGGCACTTCGGGACGAGCTCGACGCACTTCGAGCCGAGGCCCTCACGGGGGACGCGGTCGAGGCAGCGATTACGGAGCTTCGCTCGGGTACCCTGACGAACCTGGAGGACACGATCAAGTCTCTCCGGGAGAAGCAGGACGACCTCCAGCGCCGGTACGCCGAACCTCGCATTCAGCCCGAGGAAGCTCGGGAGATGCTGAAGATCGAGAAGAACGAGGCGTTCATCCGTGCCTTCCGCAAGTGCATGGGGGTTCCGACTCGGGACTCGCACGACGAGATCCAGGAGCGAGACCTGGAGCTCCTCTACCCGGACGGGCGACGCTACGCGTTCCCGCGACAGCCGGGAGAGCAGCGAGCACTTCTCGAACCGCAGCAGGCGAGGGCGCTCGTCGAGAACACGACCGGCGAAATCCTCGTTCCGGAGGATCTCTACGCGGAGATCCAACGAACGGTCGAGGCCATCTCGCAGATCCGCCCTCGGGCGCAGATCGTCACCACGACCTCAAACCGCGAACGCTATCGGTCGATGACCGAGGCGACGATGACCTACGGCCAGAAGCCGGAGCTCGGCGGGACACACGTCAAGTCGACTCCGACTCCGAGTGAGGCGTATCAGTACATCGAGAACCTCCTCGGATGGGTCGAGATCGGTGAAGACGAACTCGAGGACGCGGACATCCTCCTCGTCCAGTTCATCACGTCCTCGCTTGCGAGAGCAAAGCGGGAGACGGAGGACACGAAGTTCATCACCGGTGCGGGTCACTCCTCGTTCGAGCCCGACGGGATCACGAACGGGACGACCGTCTCGCGAGTCGTCGCGGCAGGAGCCACGGCGATCACCGTCGAGGACGTTCTCGACCTGATGTACGGAAACGAGACCGGAGGCACCGTCCTCAACGCCCAGTACCGGAACGCTCCCGGAGCGTCGTTCGGCTGCCACTCGTGGACCGAGCTCGCTCTGATGAAGCTCCGGACGGACAGCGGGGCGGGAGCCGGGACGGGTCCGTTCATCTGGGCGTCGTCGATTCAGCCGGGGATGCCGAACACGCTGTTCGGAAAGGCCATCTGGACGCAGGACGACATCGACGAGATCGGTACCGGAAACGACATCATGATCTTCGGAGATCTCCGCTCCGGGTACCGGATCCTCGACCGTGTCGGCCTCTCGATCCGGCGTCTCGACGAGATCAAGATCGAAGAGGGTCTGATCGTCTTCCGTGCTCGCTGCCGAAACACAGGTGGCGTTGTGAACGCGGACGCGCTCCGGATCCTCCAGAACGCGTAGTCCCCCGGGACACGTAGAAGCTCTCGGAAGGAGCGAAACCATGAAGAGAAAGACGCGACGCGGACTGACGATCGGGATCGTCTTCTGCGTCCTTCTCGCGATCGCCGCTCTCGTGCTTGCGGTGAACAACTACGACCACGTCCGGCAGAGTGCCGGATACGATCCGGACTACGGTGGCGAGGAACGCTGGAACAACGTCCCGGCGATTCCTCTCTCGGCGCTGACCCTCGCGATCGGTGACGTACAGACCGAAGGCGAAGTCCTCGTCGAACACATTGGAACGCTTCCACTCGACGCGGTCGTCATCGGAGTCATCGTCGACGTCAACACCGGCTACAGCCAGACGTCATCGATGACGGTCGGGACGGCAGCGGACTTCGACGCCTACCTCGCTGCAGGCGAGGTCACGGAACAGACAGCCGGAGACTACGCTGAATACGCCCACTCCGGAGCCGTAGCAACGGACGAAACCGCCGTCTACGTCTTCGTCGATGGGACGGGATCGTCTCTCGGGTCGGCAGCGGGTGAAGCGCAGGTGACTGTCCTCTACGCGATCCCTGGCGTCAGGTCGTCGTCTTGGGCGAATGCTCAGACGAGAACGGACGGTACGGAATACTCGACACAGACTACGTTTGAGACGGCGTTTCCGTCACTAGACTGGTCTGACTTCGTCGGGAACTAGGGGGATCGAATGAGCGGAAAGAGTATCCCCGCAGTCGACGCCCCCGACGTCGTCAATGACGTCTACGTCGAGTTCCTCGTTGACTACCCGTGGCGTGGTCCCGTCCGCAAGGCCGGGGAGATCCACGTCATGCCGGACGTCGACGCGGATCTCCTGGTGAAGCGAGGGGTCGCGAAGATCACCTCGAAGAAGCCAGCGAAGGGGAAGGGCAACTCGGACGTGACGTCCGGTGCCGCCCCGAAGGAGGACTAGGATGTCCAACGAGGTCCGGGTCGAGCTTCTCAAGGATTCGGTCCCGCAGTACGGATCGAAGGGGGAGACCGTCGAGGTCTCCTCCGACGTCGCGAAGTCCTTCGTCCGTCACGGCATCGCGAAGCGAGTCGTTGCACCGAAGAAGACTCCAGGGGCCGGCGCTGAGAAGCGTCAGACTCGAACGACGTCTCCGAAGAAGAAGGCGGCAAAGGAGTAGACAATGCCGATGCCATCGGGACCTGTCGCAACCGCGTATACGTGGTCCGAGATCGAAGACGAACTCAAGGACTACCTCGACATCGAGCGAGCGGAGACAGACTACGACACGATCCTTCAACGCTACGTCTTGGCGGCGGCGAAGAAGGCCGATGAGTACCTCTGCAATCCGTTCGAGGAGCTCGTCCCGAAGGTGACGCTCGCGAGCGTCGCAGAGGGCGAGTCCGTCTCGGTCAACGGTCAGTCCTTCCAGGCGGCGGATGCGGAAAGCGCAGACGACCGCGAGTTCGATGTCTCCGGCACCGACGCGGAAGCCGCGACGAGTCTCGCCGCTCTAGTGAACTCGAACGTCCTCGGAGGTTCCGAGGGACCGGTCGGGGTCGACGGAGTCACGGCAACGGTCGACGGGGCGGTCGTCACGTTCACGAAGCGGTATCCGAACGTGACCGACGTCACGGTGACGAGCTCGAACGATACGACTCTCAAGGTCGAGATCGAGCGAACCGCCGGCGACGTCCCCGCTGACGTCATCCTCTGGTGCCACGCCTGGATCGCATGGAAGTTCGCAAACCGAGACGGAAGACTCTCCGAGCGGAGAGAGTCCGGAGTCACAGGGATCGACTGGGGAGATCGTCCGGATATGCGGGATCTCGACGTCTACGCGCTCCAGTGGGAGGGGTAGATGCCGACAGACGGGCGGTGGGAGAAGTGCTCCGTCAACACGGGAGCGGATGCTCCGACGAGAACGGGGAAGGTAGAACGTCCCGACTCGGCCGGATCCGTCTGGTCTCGATGGTGGAGAATCTCCGCGAAGGGACTCAAGCGGTTCGCCGGTCTCGACGGACAGGCAGACTACCGCGTCGAGTTCCGGACACACGTCGCCCTCTCGATGTCGGCATCGGAGATCACCCGTACGAAAGACGGGAACAAGATCTTCGAGCCGATCTCCCCGGTGGAATCCCTCGGAGGCTCCGGTCTGCATTCGGTCTTGGTTCGAGATACGGGGAGGGTCGCGTCGTGATGCAGGTTCGCTTCATCTCGCACCGTCCGCAGGTAGAACGAGCGATCGATCGTGTCGCACGAGACGCGATGGAGACGGGAGCGACGAAGTACGTCAATCTCCTCGTTCGGAACCTGAAAGGACAGCGGCACGGGATCACGTACCCGCTTCCTGGACGTGCAGAGGGATCGAAGAAGACCTACGTCGCGTCTGCTCCTCACGAGTATCCGGCAGTCCGTCTCGGGCTCATCTCAGGTCCGGGCGGCTACAGACACGAGGTCTGGTCGAACGCGCTCTACTGGGGCGCGACGATCGGATCTCGGTTCGAGCACGCAAGAGAGCTGGAAGAGCGACCGATCTCTCGGGGAGGACGTCCGCATCTCAAACGGACGTACGACGAAAACCGGGAGGAGATCCTCGGCGCATTCGTTCGGGGATTCCGGGTCGCGGCGGCGACACACGGAGGAGCGATGCGATGAACGCGCAGATCGCGATCTTCGGAGATCTCTTCGACACGCTGACGGTGGACTCGACGCTCGTCTCCCTTTGCGGAGGGAGTGTTCGCTTGTTCCTGGGAGAGGCAACGATCGACCCGAAAACGGAGGGAACGTACATCGTCGCAGATCTAGCCCTCAACGACGCTGGATCCGACGATGCGTTCGTCTCAGAGGGCGACGATCTCCTCTTCGACGTCTACGTGAACGGGAAGGATCCGGAGGTCGCAGCGAACATCGCAGACCGAATCATCGTCGTCCTCGAAGGTCGTGCAGCAGCGACCCCCGAAGGCGATGCGGTCTACTTCCTCCGAAACGGACGGGACTATCCACGCAACACGGAAGAACCCGGTCGTCACTGGAGGACCATCGTCTTCTTCATGTACGCAGCGGCCTTGGGGAGGATCGAGTCGATCGTCCCATAGAACGACAGAAAGGAAGGTGACTTGTGGACATCCTGACCGGAATCAGCACGAACTCCCCGAACCGGGTGATGATCGGCGCGGGC